GGACCACAGAAGATTACATTGACAAAACAGCACGTGCTACTGGTGTAGCCGACGACCAATTACGCCCTAGCCTTGACAGACTTGTTAGATCAACACAAGACGTAACTAAAGCACAAAAATTACAATCATTAGCCCTAGATATAGCTGCAGGTACAGGTAAAGACTTAGCAACAGTTTCAGAAGCCCTTGGTAAAGCCTATGACGGCAACCTAGGCGCATTAAAACGTATTGGTGTACCTCTTGATGAAAACATTGTTAAAACTAAAGATTTTGATAAAGCCGTTATTGCATTATCCGAAACTTTTGAAGGACAAGCTGACGCAGCTGCTAATACTTTTGCTGGTCGTCTAGCAAGATTCAAAATTGCAATAGATGAAGCGAAAGAAAGTTTAGGTCAAGCACTTTTACCATTACTTGAACGCTTTGCAAAATTTGCAACAGATGTACTTGCACCAGCACTACAAGGACTTATTGACGGCTTAACAGGTAAAAAGAGATCTGTTGTTCCGTCTCTTGGAATGTTTGCAGAAGCAACTAACGAGGGCGAAGAAGCAGGTTATAATTTAGGAAAAGCCTTACGTGACCTTGGTTCAGGTCTTGGCTCATTAGCGGGAACGTTTGATGATTCAACAGGTGAAGAATCAGGTTTTGTAAGATTTATTAACTTACTAACAGATATGACCGAAGGTTTAGATAGATTGTTTACAAGAATAGATTCAGCGATTCAAAAATTTAGAGACTTTAAGCAAGCGTTTGATGAATCACTTGTAGGACAATTTGTTAATGCTACAGGACAGTTTGCGCCAGACGCCCCAGCTTCGAGTAAAGCAAAAGGTTTAGTTGGAATTAACACTCAAAAGCCAACAGTAGTAAATAACTACAACATTAAAGGCGCAGTAGATCCACAAGGCACAGCTAGAACCCTTATCAAAGTTCAAAACACAGCCTTAAAAACGACAGGAATTAGAGTTGGCCCAGGTAGGGCTTAATGACAATATATACACCAACGTATCGGGTAACTATTGCTGGTACTGTACAAACTTCTACAACATTAGAGAACGCAACAATTACTTATGGTCGCAACGATTTCTTTGAAGCAACTCAACCAAGTTATTGCAACCTAGAATTATTAAACTTAGAGGGCACAAGCCCAGTAGTTGAACTATTAGACACAGTACTAATTGAAGTCACAGACTCAACAGGTGCTTATGTCAAATTGTTCACAGGTGAAGTTTCAGGTGTTTTTAACAGATTTGAAAGCGCAGGTTTAGGTGGTAAACCTAACACATTACAAATACAAGCTGTAGGCGCTCTTGGTTTACTTGTTAAACGTTACGCTGGTTCTGTTGCTTACCCAGAAGAATTAGACGGCGCACGTATTACACGTATTCTTGAAGAAACTTTGTATATTGCTTGGGAAGACATTAGCAACACACAAACTTGGGATGATTTTACAACTGAGACTTGGGCTAACTATGGCGTGCAAGGCATAGACACAATTGACGCAGGACGTTATGAAGTACTTGCTAGACCTGCACAAGTAGAACAGGCTTACAATTTAACAGATATTACACAACAATCAGGGTTAGGATATTTATATGACACAACTGATTTCAAAATTGGTTACGCAGACGCAGAGAGAAGAAGTGAAAACTATACAACTAATCTTATCGAACTTGACGCTAATCTTGTAAACGCTGACATACAAACAAGACTACAAACAGCAGACATTGTTAATAGTGTTGTTATTCAATATGATGACCCAGTCCAAGAAGTAGAAGCACAAAATGACACGTCAATAAATAATTATGGTTTGCTTCAAGAAGTTAGATCCACAATACTTGCCGAAACAGCTGACGCCACAGAACAAGCTACAAACTTTGTTAATTACAGAGGAACACCTAAAGTCTCACTCGAAGAAGTAACAGTCAATTTATCAAATTCAGATATGACAAATACAGTCAGAGATAACCTTTTAGGTGTCTCAATGGATACCCTTTTATACTTAGACAATATCCCAGTAGGTTTAATAGCCGAAGGATATAATGAAGGCTTTGTTGAAGGCTGGACTTGGACACTTGGACGTAATAACCTTGAACTGGCTATGTCGGTTTCTAACTCAATCTACTCAACACTTGATGTACAATGGGAAGATTACAACTCTGTAATCCAATGGCAAAACCTTGATAATGCTACTCGTTGGCTTGACGTTATTTAAGAAAAGGATAAACTAGAACAATGGCAACTACTACCCCTAATTATGGTTGGGCTGTACCAACTTCAACTGATCTTGTAAAAGACGGCGCTACAGCTATTGAAACCCTTGGTGACGCTATTGACGCGTCTATGAATACAGCCCTTGGTACTAAAAAGGCTGGAATGGTATTACTGAATACAACTAGTTTTAGTGGAGTAACAAGTCAATCTATAAATAGTGTTTTTAATTCAACTTATCAAAATTATCGCGTAATTTTTAATTTTACATCTGCTGCAAGTGATTTGAACGCCTTGCGATTAAGAGTTTCGGGAGCAGACAATTCAACAGCCAGTTCTTATATTTCTCAAAGATTAAGAGTAACTGGTACAACATTAACTGGATTAAGGAATACAGATAGTGCTTTATTAGTCGGTGCAGATGAAACTGCAACTAATGCTTCTATGAATATGGAAATTTTTTCACCTGCCGAAGCCAGAGCAACTCAATTCATAATAAATAAAACTGAAAGAACAACTGATGCTACAACAGAATTTAGTGCTTATGGTGGATTTCATAACCAATCAACTGCTTATGATGGATTTACAATTTATGGTTCAAAAAGCACTTCTGGCATAATAAGAGTATATGGATACAACAACTAATGGCTAAAGCAAAAGAAGAACAAATATTTATTGGCATAGATGACCAAGTAATTGAACTTACTGGTGCTGATAAAGAAGCCTTTCTGGCTGATGTTCAAGAAATGAAAACAAAATCTGCACTACTTGAAGCCGAGTATAAAGCCAAACAAGACTCACGTGAAAGTGCTATCAAAAAGTTAGCAGAAATAGCAGGACTAACAAAAGATGAACTTAATGCAATCCTTTAACTATAAACAATTATCACTAGCTGCAATTGCTTTCTTAGCAGCTTGGCAAGCAACAGACTTCGCCCTTGACTATCGTGCTGTATTAGGTGCTGTCGTAGCTGCTTCAATGGGAGCTATGAACCCTAATGCCAAAACCAAGATTAAGTAAAGCAGCTGAGCAATTACGCTCCGAAATAAATAAAAAATACCCTAACAGGGATACACGTAGTGACGGCTGGTTAGGCGACACAGCACACCAAAAACGTAAATCAGATCATAACCCAGATAATCAAGGTTGGGTACGTGCTGTAGATATTGACTCAGACCTTGTTAAAGGATCTAGTAAAGAGTCCTGGCTATTAGCCGAACAGATTAAGACAATTGCACTTAAAGGGGACAAAAGAGTCAGTTACATTATTCATCAACACCGAATAGCTTCAGCACGTCAGAACTGGGCTTGGCGTGTTTACAAAGGTTCTAACCCTCACGTGTCTCACCTTCATATATCCTTTACTAAATCGGGCGACCTTGACGGAAAGGTATTTGGGATATGAGTAAACCTAAAGCAAAGAAAACTGTTATTGAATTACCAGATGTTATGGCTAGTGAACTTGTACGAATTATTAACACAGCTCACGAAGAAGGCAAACTGATTACAGGCTTTGTTTGTTGTTTAGAAATGTTTGACGGCAAAAAGAAGACAATCAAAATTGCAGCTAATCAAGATATGCCACAACACTCAGTATTTGGCATTATTAACTATGCAGCCGAAAAATACCAATTTACTGTTGCACCTGACGAAGATGAAGATGATGATTTTTATGATCCAAATTGGTTTGACGGACAATGATAAATGAACTAATTGGCATTATTGGTTTACTTGTTACTATTCTTGTTTTGACAATTAGAGCAACTGTTGAAATGACTAAAATGAAATCGCAATTGTTTCCTAATGGTGGGAGTTCTTTGGC